CACCTCCTAATGACTTAGCAAAATCCCTTCTTACAGCAGCTGATGTTAGGATAGGTAATGAAAGCATATTAACTAGGGGTTGTGATAATTCAGCAAAGCGTAGTAGTGACGTTGCAGCTAAGGCATTACCCAGAGCTACGGTACGTGGTGTAAGAGCCTCTACTTCTAAGCCAGCCTGTGATAGGAACTGCTTCTTGCCAAACTCATTAGATACTCTGAACTGCCCTGTAAGTGTATCGAATACTTGGAAAGGATTAACAATCCCCTTATCTTCCATCTCTCTAACAACACGTGTCCAATCATCTGCGTTACGAGAGGTAGCTGCACCCTTCATAAGAGGAGAGAGTACAGGAGCTAGGATATTAGATATAGTCTTGAGACCTAAATCAGTAGCAACTTGTACTGGTTGTTGCCATGCCGCCCAAGCAGGACTCTGGTTTATATTAGGCTTGCCCATTATGATGTTCTTAATAATAGCTCCGGGATCAACAGGCTTACCTGCCATCTTACCAACTATCCCAGTAGCTGCATCAGAGAACCCCATCTGTGATATATCTGATAGGTTCTTAGTAGCTGTGATTATAGGAGCTAGCTGTAGCTCAAAGATATTATCCAAATGCCTATTGATCTGGCTATCATAAGAGCGTATAATATCTGTCATAATATCTGTACCAGTAGACACGATAGCAGAAGCAGCAGCCCCGCTTTTCTGTCTGGATACATCTGCTACTGACATATACATTGGGTCATGCCTACCTGCCATTGCATTGTAAGCCTCTTGCTGATCCTTCCGTATTATATCTATGTTCTTCATAGCAGCACCTTGACTAGCTTCGTATGACTTGATACCATCATTAAGCTCATCAGTAGTCTTAGCCATTATCATAGATGTTTCTTGTGTTACTTTGTTGAAGACATAAGCTATCTGTTTATCCCTTACATTAAAAGCAGGAATCCATAAGCCTATATCATTCAGCATACCCTTACCAATAGCTTGGTGTTGGGCATTAGCTAGGTGGTACATATCCCTACCTGAGTGCTGCATAATATCAAGAGCTTCCCTTACTTCAGGGGAGACTACTCGGTACTCAGCATCTTTCATCTTTATAGGTAGTACATTGTACGTTTCATAACCTGCTGAATTATCAACTGTATTTGCAAATCCTCTGAAGGTCTTGTTATCCATTGCCAGCATATCATCTATACTAAGACTACCTGCTCCAGGAGCGTCACCGAATCTCCAGAACTGCCCGTCTTTATAGAACCTGTAACCAGACTGACCTGCATTAAGATTAATAGCTGTGTTCAATTCAATAGTCTTAGTAGCATCTAGTGATATCTCAGCAAAGATATTAGACATAGGTCTTGTAATATTATCTAAGACTGAGTTACCTGCATTGATTCTCTGCTTACCTAGTGCTGTCGCGTACTGACCTATTGCTCCTAGATCCTCTAGTACAGAATCAGCAGAACGGAAAAGAGAGGATTTGACATTAGACGGTAGTAGGTCGGGCAGACTTTCTTTCAAGAAGTGTATCTGTGCTCGTATCTCGGCTGTTGTCAAATCCTCTGCTATCTTACGCACGAACGGGCTAGATGATGTCTTAAGGTAATACTCTATAACTCCTTGTGATATTGAATCTAGTGTTTGTGCATTTAAGTTAGCTGCCATCTCTGCTGTAGGAATCTTATCTACATTAGCATGAACCTGCAATGCTTTGTTAGTAACCTTGAGTGCTTCTTCTACATCCGCAACTGAGTTGAACTTAGTAAAGGATTGACCAGCAGCATCACCACTCAGTACTGCATTTACTGCAGACACAGGAGTACCTGTACGCAAGGCAATCGCTTCCACACCTAGATTCAACCTAGATAGAGTAATGATTTCTGCCGAGTTAGTCTGGGCTAGATGTGACGCTATTGTATCAGATGTTAACTGCGTAACCTTAGGAGTAGTAGCTTCACCAACAGGAACTAGTGGTATAGCATTACGCGTTACTTGCTCCTCTGTTAGTTTCTCTGACTGCCTTACTAGGATCTGTTGTTTCTTTGCATCTTGTGTGATAGTACCTAGGATATCATCTACATGAACCCTATACAGTAGGGCATTATCTACCTTACCAGAAGGAAGCAATGTATGAATAGCAACACCAGTAGGAGTCTTGCCTGTAGTCTTGTATAAGTATACAAAGCCCTCACTATCCGCTTGTCTTGAAGCCATGTTCCTCAGCTTAGCACTATTAGGGTTCTTCCTAAGAGTAGCTATAGCATCCGTAGTACTTAGCTCTTTCATGGTTGTTGGAACTGTATAGTTATCCCAATCAGTAGCAGCTAGTTTACGTAGGTTATGCAGGAATCCAGGAGCTACACCAGCCTTATTAAGAACTGCTATCTCCCTAGCTTCTGCTGAGGCTACCTTGCCTGACACTTTAATCCTAACCTTAGAAACATCACCAGTCTTACTAAGCACTGATAACCTAGCTTGTATTGCTTTGAGCATGGATAGATCATCAGAAGCAACAACCAACTTACCGATCTGATCTATGTCCATCTTATCAACTACTAGTAGAGTCTTAGCAAAGTCTGCTTCAATTCTAGCAGAGGACTCTACGAGATTTATTAGGGATTGATCTGACCTAGCAATTCTACCTAGAGTATTATCTGTCTGTGTAGATAGCTCTTTAAGAGTAGTGTTTAAGTCAGCTATGGTTAGATAGTCTACTCCCTCATTCATAGAGAACCATGCTTTATGTACAGGTGAGTAGATAGCATCTCTAGGATACAGCTTAACTTCGCCAGTACTCTTAGTTATCTTACTTACAAATAGATCAACTGTTTCTTTTAATCCTTTGTTAACATTCCTATCTATCCTAGCGTGTTGCTTTGAATTAACAGTAGCAAACTTAAGTGCGTCTATCCCTGCAAAGTCTATTCTTTTAACTCTATCTAAGAAGAAGTCTCTGTCTACAGTTTCTAGTGCCTTGATCTCATCAGAGGACATAGCTAGGAAATCATTGACGAATCTTCCTTCTTCTTGTAACTTAACAACCTTAAGGGAGTCTACAGTTATCTGAGATAGTACCAATGGGTCTGCTGCGTCTTCTGCTGCAGCTATCCATGCACCTAGATCCTCTACTCTCTGATTCCTACCTGCTAGTTGTACACCAGTATGCTCCATTCTATTAACAGGTGTAGCTCCAAATACGTGTGCTGCTATCTGGGCAAATTCCTTGTCTGTGTTAGCTGCCATTTTCCTAACAGCAGCTCTAGTCGTTAGAGTTCCTATCCCAGATTGAATAGCCCCACCCAATGCTACTGATATTAAGAAGTTAGTACCTAAGTCTTTCTGGTAGTCTTCCATCCATGGGTGTGCATTAAGTGTAGCAAGTATAGCTGCCTCAGCTGCTACGTTATCAGCAACAGCATTAACTGCCATCCCCTTATACAGCTGCCCCTTAGCAAGTTTGTACTCTGCTGAAGAAGCACCTGCGTTCTTGTATGCTTTATCCACCTTAGCTAGTTGGTTAACTCTACCTTGATTGTTAAACCAGTTAGCACCCTTCATACCACTACGCATCATACCCATAGCTTTAATGGATAATCCTACGGGTAGTACTAAGCCAGTAACAAAGGAAGCAGCTCGTATAGTCTCAGGATTTTCTTCATACACCTGTAGAGCATTAGAGTTTATTCTTCCTAGCAAGTCAGCAGTATTAGCATCCATACTCTCAGGAGTAAGTGAGTTGAAGGTAGTAACTCCTAGGTCAACTACAGTAGCCAGTACCCCACCAGTGATATTATTGGTAAGCCCCATAGAATCAGCAGCTGTTGCAGTAGTAGCCTCATACCTATTTAAAGGGCTTATGTTGTATAGATTAGGGTTAGGCATTATCTTTCTTCTCCTGTGGCAAAGTCATATATATTATCACCTATGTCTCCTGCACCTAGTGGTATACCAAACACAGTTCTAGTTACTGCTTTAGCTATCATATTCTGTAGAGTTACTGCATTCATAGCTACTCCAAAGAAAGACTTTCTAGTCCTCTCATTAGCTGATGTCTCTGCTAGAGCAGTAAATTCCGCTAGATATCCTTTGCGTGTAGCAGGGTCTTCTATCTTAACAATGGCATTTACCATATCCTGCATACCAATAGGCGCACCTTCTCCCTTCTCTTTTCTTATTTCCTTGTACATAGAAGATCCTTGAATCTTAGCAAACGAAGCATCTCCCCATGAGGAAAGGTCTGCTACGAAAGCATCCTGCTCTATTTGTACATGAGCATCTTCTGCTAGTTGTGAATAGAAGTCTACTCTTGTACGCTCAGCTTCTGCTTTAGTCTGACCATAAGTAGAAGTATCTATTCTATCCTTCCACGCTTTAGCAGGAGCAGATTCAGGAGAACCATACACTAACCTCATAGCAGCATCTCTTTTAGTAGGCTTAGTTACTACATCCATCATGAATCTATGGGATCTATTTGCATAGTTAAGAGCGTTCTGGTAAGCTGTTGAATTCTTATCAGTTGTTCCTGCTACAAGTTCAGCTTGCTTTTGTATTAGATACTTTTTAGCATACGGGTTTTCTCTACCATTCTTATCTCCTACCCCCAATGATAGCTTTAATAGATTTCCTGGGCTATCTGCGTTCATAGAAGCTAACTTATAATCAGGATCTGAAGTCATCTTCTTATGGTGAGCTAGTGCAGATATCTCAGTATTGGGTTTCCCTGTACTAGCAGAGAATAGTGCAAGTTGATTTGGAGAAGTACTAGCTTCAGCCAGTTCCTGTGTTCTAAGTAGGTCAGCTGTTTTCCTGTCATCTATAACAAGATTGGCAGCCTCTCTATTAGCATCTGTTATTTGATCCTGGGCTAGCCTACCAGTCTGAGCATTGATTAATGTTAGCTTTCTATTCTCAGCGTTCAGTGTTCTTCTAGCAGCTACTTGTTGCTTATGTAGTATCTGCTGGTCTGATATACCCTGTTGCCTATCAGCTTCCTTCACTTGCATAGTAAAGTACCCTGTCTGGGGGTCGAAGTCTGCGTCTATAGCAGCTAGGTCAGGATCAGTAGCTATCTGGTTAATTAGATTCTGTTGATTACTCTGCCTCATAGTCTGGATAGCCCTACGCTGAGATTGCTCAGTACTTTCTATGCCAGCTTTTCTCTTAAGTACATTAACAACAGTATTGCCGCTAAAGAAGCCTGACTCCGTAGTAGCCTTAAAGTCTTTTTCCAGTTGTAGAATACCAGAAGCTGACGTTATATCCTCGGCTATCTTCTGAGTCCTCTCTGTTTTCCTAACCAGCATTGACTTATTTAAGTCTGCTATTAGACGCAACTTCTCAGTAGGATCTGTCTCCTTTTCTATGTTCTCCTTAGATATAGTTACATTAGTAAGGAAAGAGGCTGAGTTAGTAGGGCCTTCTTCAGTAGGTACTGTATTGACTACCTGTCCAGTATTCACTGGTTGATACCCAGTAGTCTGTACTACGGTAGAAGGGGTAGGTTGTTGATACCTTACCGTACCCGCTTCCTCTGCTGATTTTATTACAGTTGCCATAATACTAACCTCCGAAGAATGAACCTTCTGCTGAGCTACTCTTACCTTTAGATGTAGACTGCGCAGTAACTGTGCTGATTTGAGTAGCACCGACAGCTTTAAGAAGTGCGTCTAAAGAACTAGGATCAATAGTTGATAAGCTAGCCTGTGTCTGCTTGTTCTTAGTTGCTAAATCACCGAAGCTAGCTACTAATTTCGCAGCTAGAGATGCTCCTTGTTCAGCTGTTCTAGCTGCTAGATCTTGCTTAGCTAATGCTGAAAAGCTACCACCACTTACGCCACCTGCTTCTACTGCTCTATCTATTGTAGGCTGATTCTTTTCAGTAAGCCCTCTAACTAGACCTGCTACTGCGTCTTTAGATAATGCAAAAGCGTTTTCAGTACTATAGTTCTTACTGAGTTCTCCAGCAGAATCAGCTACTGATCTACGTTGAGCCCTCTGTTCTGATATCTCTGGGGTCACACCTTGAGAACCTATTAGACTTTCAATAGCTTGAAGTGCTAGAGGATCTGTAATCCCTGTGAAATTATCCTGAGTGCTTTGTGAACTCTCTTTACTCTTTGAAGCCTTAGCTCCAAGGTAACAAATGTTACTATGTATAATTGGTATTCTTCTAATTCTTTCGTAACTCATGTGGACTCCTTAAGAAGAGCATAATGATACTCTTTACCTAGTTTCTTTACGTAGTGTAATACACCTTTCCTACAGTAATAATCAAATACGTGCTTCTTACTCTTATAAGATCTAACATAACATACTCTAATATTAGTATCTTTCAATACATGAGCAAAGAATATATTATAAGCTGCTAGGATGATCCTTTTATTCTTAGCATCAGGGAACATCTCCACATGAGGCTCTAACACCCCATCTGTAAACCTAAGAAAGATAAAGCATATAGGAGTTTTCTCAGTAGCCATTATAAAGAAGCTATCATAAGTACTCATATCTGATTTAAATTCCTCTAGGAACTCCTCTAAAGAATGGCAAGAATACGCTCTGAATGAGCCATGTTGTCTTGCTTCCCATAGAGCTAGTACCCAGTCTTCACTCCACTCAAAAGGGCGTAGATCAATTTTCATGCACCAAACATAGCCTTGAGTGCTGATTTAAGTAATTCCTGCTTGACTGCCTTCTTAGTAGATTCAACTACTTCTCCAGGCTTACTTCCACCTTCTGCCCTATCTAATAAACTATTTACTGACAAATCTCCTAGAGAGGTACCTGCTAGATTCTCTACTGCGGTATCTAAAGCATTGACAGGATTAGATATGGCACCTCTTACCTTACCTTGTGCGCTACCAAGGGATGATATAAGACCCTGTGCTTCACTGATTAATCCATTATCCTTGACTAGTCCCATGGTAGCTACGTCTTTAACAGGGGTAGTAACCTTAGCTGTATCACCCCCTCCTATTAGTGCATTAATATCCATGCCCTCTATGAACTGCCCATTAGTGACCTGTCCTATGTTCTGTCCACCTGTATCCATAACATTACCACCAGGAGTAACAACATAGGCTTGCCCATTTAGGCTACCAGTACCATCTTTCACAGAGACATTAGTACCATTAACATTCACATCACCGTTAAACTTAGCAATACCACCGTTAGCTATTTGGTTTAGCTGGGTATCTTGTAGTGCTAGTGTTGGGTCTAGGAACTCAAATCCTTGAATAGCCATTACATATTCTCCTTTTATCTTCTACCTGACACTTTAGCAGATACTTCCATATATTGCAAATCCCATATACCCCTAACTGTGAGTGTGTGCCATCTAGCACTAAAGGAACTTTTATGTTCTACTATTCGAGTATCACTAAAGGTAGTTACTAGTTTATTAGCTTCTCTTAAATCCCTATTATTAATAGAGTTCTCTACTTCCAGTGTCCCAGTACTATTACTTCTAAAGTGTACACTAGCTGCATACAAGGCTGTGAATCCTGTCCTATGAAACCCTATCTTACCATATCTGATAAAGGAATCAGTAGGAGAATTATCAAACAATCTAATAACACCAGCCTTGTTTAGTATTCCAGCATTCATACCAAAATCAGTAAAGCCTGCTACATCATCATCGAAGCTATTATCAGGAGTTAACCCCAATACTATCTGATGATCTCCCCTATGCTTACCCCATTTCTCGTACACTATATCATAGACTAGAGAGCCTACAAAAGTAGGGTACATAGGAACAGAAGCCTCGCTGCTTATATTAAAGGAAGCAGAAGGTATAACTCTAGACCCAGTAAACATCATGCTAGAACCATCAGAAAGAAGAACATTGTGCCCATCATCCCACTTAACAGCCACTGCCCCTACTCCAGAACCAGTAGTCTCTTTAGAAGAAACAATACCATCAATGTAGTTAGGATTAATAAGGGAGAAGAATAGGTATCGTCCTTGTATTAGCTTAATGAATACAGCTTCTTTATTCTCTCTTAAGAAATCAACTATAGGTGTTAGTGTGTTATCTATCTCATGCTGCTTCATAAAGCTATTGAAAGCCTTTATAATTATCAACCCTTGTGTGGTATATACAAAGTGTTCCATAGTAGAGATACCAACAGCCACTTCATTCGGGTGACGTATGCCACCTGTTAGAGTAATAGGAGTAGCTTCCCAGAGTAAACCAGTAACAGCCTGTGATTGTTTAACTGTTGTGATAGACTTCCTAGCATAAATAATGAATCCATCACCATGCTTTTTAATAGTAACTATATCCCCGATTACTGCATTGAACTTAGCAAAACCTGCTAGAGTCTCTAAGGAAGGAGTCCAATCTGTGAAGTCAAACACACTAGACCATGATATAGACCCTGTACTGTCCCATAGTCCTAGTCTACCACCAGCCTCAAAGACACCTATTTGACCTGACATAGTTAGGAAGCTAGGGGTAATATAACCTATTACTAATGCTGTGTTCGCAGTTACTATATTAGGTCTGCCTTTGTTATAGAAGTAGTTTATGTTAGACATTTTAGCTACAGACCACTCCCTATATACAAGAGGATCATAACTCGTATCCGCAGGAGAGGTCACAGAGATAAGTATATTAGATACACTAGCATTTGCAGTAGTACTAGTATACTTTACTACACCAGAGGATATTAATGTAGTAGTCCATAGTGCTAAGGTACCTGATATAACACCTGCAGGAGAAGCTCCCCCACTCATAGCAGTTGCCACCTGAGCCGCACTACTAACTCCTGTAGAAGTATAGATACGACCAGCAACAGAGACAGTTTGACCTGCTGTTAGGTTAGTGAAAGTAAGTGTAGAAGTTTCTGTTACTGCTGGTGAACTAGTTCCCTCCACTGTTACATTAGCCGGTTTTACATTAGCCAATAGGTATACTATATCATGTACCCATACAGAACTATTAGTGGAAGGATCTATACTCCATACACCATCCTCACATAGAGCTACTAACTTATTAGTAAGAGTCTGTGATTGTAATAGTATTAGTTCCTGACATCTACTAACAAGGACAGGTACATCTAATATGGCATTAGTACCAAAGTAACTTCTATACCCATAATCAGTAGGAATAAAGTTATACCCCTCATAAGGACTAATCTTTATAACAGGGACAGGGTCATCTTCCCCTCTAGTATAGCCTAGGTTAGCAGAGATAGCGTTAGGATCTCCTGGGATATAAGTGCTTTTTACATCTATAGGTTTGGTATTAAATGCCATTAGACAGATCCTTTATTATGTGTTACGCGTTTGTACATCAAGAGCTAGTAGATTCCATTTCTCTATCACAGAAACTAGAATGTCTCCGTCTGTTGTATCTCTTACTACACTATACTTTAGAACTGTAGGGTCTATCGCAATAAGAGTCCATACTAGTTTAGGTATGAATGTTATACTGTTTACTATGAGACTGGGTGTAGCGTTCACAGGAGCTAATGCAACTGCATCTGCATTAAGAAACCAGCAGTCTTGGGTAGCCCACACTCTAACAATCTCAGTATCCACAGGTAAGGATTCTGCAGCCCTGCCAGTAGTAACAAAGGAGTATCTAAAAGTACCACTAGTTCTTAGTATATCAGTCCTTATCTGCTGCCCATTAGAAGTAGATAGTGGGTATCTGCTAGTCTTCATTCTTCTGTCCACCGTTGTTTGTTAGCCCAGTCGCGGGCAAGGATAAGGTCGAGTCTGAATTCTTCGCCTCGGTTAGCGATGTTGCTAGCTGATCTCTCCGAGTCCTGTTGGCTTCTATTAAACTCAAGTCTGTTGAAGCAGACTGGTGGAAGACCTTCGGCATTTTTCCCGGTTGTGGGATAGCGTCTTTCGAGCCACTTGTTTCTATCGTTGTGCATGATATTAAGCCTGCCCCTAAGGTTAGCCCGCATAGTATTGTAGCGTATATCACTTTCTTCCTGTGTTCTTCTACTAGCATCTTCTACCTCCAGTTTCCTTGCCATATTCTGCTTGTTAGCAGCCAGTACAGCAGCTTTAAGCTCGCTAAAGTCATTCCTTACATCAAGGTTATCATTGATACATAAGCCTAATGTTACTGTAAGGACTGCCATAACAGCTCCTATTGCTCCTACTGCCATACCTTGTACCATCATCTCAGTGTTCCTCCGTCTCTGAAGTGCTGCATATCATGTCCATTAGTAAACTGAAAGTGAGCAGTCTCTTTAAAAGCTCTCCAGTTGCCAGCCCACACAATACCTAGCATAGCGGCTATCTTACCCATCTTCCTGTAAGAAGCTCTGTCACCCCACATGGTCTTACCACCCTCCATAGGTACACAGTCCCAAGCACATCTATGATTATGCCAGCTCTTACCACCTCTAGCATTAGTCAACTTCCTACCTGGTCTAGTCCTGCCAGAAGCATATAGAAAGTTCTGTTGAGCTTCATCTCTATAAGTGCAGTATATAAGTATGTCTATCCCATATACTCTTTTACACTGTGCTTTAAACTCCCTAGCTTTATCCCTTGCAGCAGGACGTAGGTCATTAAGTGATCTGCTATTTATCATTCTTAACCTCTTTGTTTGGTTTTATAAGCTGTTGTCCTAACTCAACACCTGCTACCACAGTTGCGTAGGCTAGGAGCATCTCATAAGTAATATCAGACATCATTGATACCTTATAAGTGATCACTCCAAAAGCTATGTGTCTCCATATCTTAGCGGTTGATCCTGCTCCTGTCCTATCACATACTAAGAAACTTAGTCTATGGAACATGGTTGTGTAATAACTCATCATATACCTTCCAGAAGGCAATACATATCAAAGCTATGGGACTTACCCATACAATGAACTTCTGTATATACCCAGTAGCAGATATAGTAAAGGTTATAGGTTTAAGTTTATCAGACAGAGATGTTAATGTAGTACAGGTAGTCTTCATACTCTCTTCTATTTTCACTAGTATAGCAGTATGCCTGTTTACTCTATCTTCTAGTCTGTTTATTCTATCGTGGGCTCTTTCATCAATCACTATATACTCTGCCTCCTTGCTATATTTCTCTACCTTTCCCCTGCTTTTAGGGGAAGTTCCTCCTAAGCTCATCCTCTTACATCCAAGGTTGGTAGAACAACAGGAAGCTCAGGTATTTCTTGAGTCACACCTAATGTAAACCCCACTACGAATATAGATAGTAGAACACTTGCAAGTATTATAGTAGAATACTTTGACTTAGCAAACTTAACTAGAAGTTTATCTACGCTTATATCTACTTTCTCATAATGTCTTTCCACTTTACCCTGCTTTAGTGTTTCCTTCACCTTATCTTTCGCCATGCTAGTATCTCCTTGAGTTTATTAAAGTGGTTCTAAAGTAATTTTAAAGCTATTCTCTTTCGAGCTAAGTCACTTCTTGCTATGTTAAATTCTCTGGGAGCTCCAGGCTGTCTTGATACCCACAGTAGTACTTCTTCTAACTGCTTTGTTAAGATAGCATTGATCTCTAGTTGCAATAAACCCTTAGCAGCAGCTTTCCTACCTGCTTCTTCATCAGGAGGTATCTCAACAGGATCCTCGTCTACTACGAAATCTTCTGCTAAGTACTCTGATACGGGGTACCGAAATAGCGGAGCAGGTAAACCAACTGTAGTAGAATGTCTTACCATAGCTTCTTCGTACTTAACCTGGTCTTCTCTTATCATCTTTTCTGTGACATTCGTAGGTAGATTAGACCTAAGTATATTGGTAATCATATTATCCCCTTATCTAGTATCTAATTAACTTCTGAACAACAATAGAAGGCTGCATATTATTATGCGCTGCGCCCCCACCGGTAGATCCTGATACGAGCGTGTTAGAAGCATTACCCGTTGTCATTACTGTACCTGCTTCTGGATCATTAGAATGAGACTGCCCAGTAGCTTTAGTATGGGTATGAGCTGGCATCTCAGAGGTTATTAATGTATGGGTCTCTGTACCCCCATAACTACCCAAAGCACTTGCGAGTACTGATGTTCCTGTACCGCCCTCTCCTACTGATACTCTACGTCTTAGGTCAGGTAGGGTAAAGGTACTAGAACCATCTCCCACTCCATACGTAGTACTTATATAAGAAAATAGGTTAGCGTACACCCCAGCTCTAGCTATGTTCTGCCCATCACAGGCTAGATAGCCATCAGGTACTGCAGATCCTGCGTAGTCTATGATAGTTCCTGCAGGTACATCTCCATTAACAGGTCTATGAGAGAGTACTTTCCAGTCACTAGCACCTGCTAATGCGATAGCAATATAACGGTCACCTGCTTTAACATTTATATTACTTCCACCTGGAAGGATTAGGCTAGTACTATTATGGGTTAAGACTAGAGCACCAGTAAACATACCGTATCTATAGGTATTAACAGGGGCAGCACCAAAACCAGTTATAGTAGTAGTACCGCTTATGTTTACTTCGGCACTTAATGACGCAAGTAATACAGTACTAGTAGCAGAAGCAATTACTGGGAACTCACCACCTACTAGGATATCCCCTGCATGGTTAGGTAAGGTATAAGCACGAATAGCTGTACTATAACTAGCTAATGTATTCTTAAAGGTACGAGCTACATTTAGTATATTAATCATTCCACTAGTCTTCCCAACCACTCCATTAGCAGAGTCTCTTATAACAGTTTGGTTTCCTAGCCTATCCTCATTATTACCTATGATCTCCCAGCTGGTTGCTACTTGGAGAGGGGCATCTATCAAGGCTCTTATAGCATCATCTACACTAACTGATGTACCACCTAGAGTACCCGTACTACTGGCATACCATACATCATCTGCTTTAACTGCTCCAGCTACTCCAGATCCCCCTGCTGCAGGAAATAAGTTAGAAGAAGCTGCATACAATCCTCTATTATCATATAAGGCTTCTGGTGCTATCTTACGCCATGCTGCTGGGCTATTGGTAGTTAGAAGCCATAGAGAGTAATCATCTAGCTGTAATGCTAGCTTATTGACATCTAGTGCTGCAAAACCAGTAGCAGCTTCTCTAACAGAGGAACTAGCATACTCCCAGTTATGAGCTCTATGTATCTCTGTTAGAGGGGCTTCCTTATGTAGATCCGATGTTGGCATTATAATCTCCTTGGTTATACGTTATCTATTAACAATACTTTCCATAGTGTAGTGTTAATAATTGCTCCAGCTAGTAGCCCTACCCAGCTCCATTTCATATCTAGGTTAAAGAACCTTAGCTTACTTATGTTCTCCCTGAAGGTCTTATCCTTCTTTTTGTGCTGGTAGTACTCTCTAGTAATAGCCCATAGCCATACTACTAATAGGGGACCAAAGACAGGAACAACAGCTAGTAGACTAAAGCCTAGACAACTGCCACAGTGTAGGGACTGGTCTCTTAGTTCCTTGTTCACCTATGACTCCGCATCTAAGGATACATTTGCTCTCCAAGAGGCATTAGCTGCATTAACATGGAGAATACTCTCTCCTTGCATATTAGCTTCATTAACAGTTCCGCCATTTTGCCAACCACCAGAGTAATAACTAACTTTATTTAATGTTCCGGCAGCATCATGTATAACTACAGTTGCCTCGGCTCTCATAGTTGTTGGTAGTATAAAACTACATTCAGAAGATTCAGCAGTTAGATTTCCAAGTACGGCAGTACCAAAAGCTGATCCCGTATCAGTTGTCTTATAATAATACCGCTGACACAAAGCAAACTCAGTTCCATAACTTCTATGTTCAAATGGTGTAGCTACTGAACCTATTTCTAGTTGGACTCCAGTTATATAAAGTGTAGCATTTAAGACACCTATTAACTTTACATCAGCAGCCTTGCGCTTAAAATTCCCTGCTTGCCATGTATCTGCTGTTGATGTTTCGAGATCTGAACCAGACCCTATATCACAGATACCTACATATATGCTAACTCCATTAGTGCTATCAGCAGTAACCCAACCTGTTCCTGTTGTATCTCCGGGAACTGTTACACTATGTTGTACCCAAGAATTAGCTTGCCCCGCAGAGACAGTTACGGCGGTAGTATATGACCTATTGCTTTGTGCCATATTGCCTAAGAATGAAACCCCGTATGATCCTGCGGTATTGGCATACATCCAAAAACTTAAAGTAAAGGATTTCGCATTAGCTGTACCAAAACTCATGTTCGTGAAATTAAACCCTTCAACAGCTTGCCATATAGCATTTATATCTCCTGCTGAAGCAGTTGCTGCCGTAGTTGTCTTTACTTCAAAACAGTCAGCGAATCCTTCTAGGGTAGAAGTCCAAGTTTTTCTCCCTGTCATAACTCCACCTGAAGTACCCTTGTATGCTCTAGTACGATCAGCAACAAATGTATTTGTACGTGTATTACCTAATGTAATGGTTGATGTTATGTGTCTCTGATTAATCCTCATATCACCATTAATTATCTTGTTCCTATTACCTGCTAACTGAACACCACTTAGCGAAGTAGCAGTAATACCTGCTGCAAACGTAGCATTTTCATCAGCATCTACTGTTAGATAAGTAGAACCATTATTCTTTAGTGTTGTAGTAGTGCTTGTAGTTTCTATTGAAGATGCCATTAGACAGTTGCTCCTTTAAGCTGCTTAAGAGTGGTCATTTTATTCACTTTCTTTGTTATATCTCTAAGTCTATTCTTCTCTTTAACAATAGCTGAAGTATCTTTATTTTCTTCTAATGCCCTATTAAATAGAATATCTTGTGCTTCTAGTAGAGGCTTGCGTTCAGTCCTTAGTCTATCTTTAGTAATAACTTTAGCCTTATTTATATCTATTGTTATTCCCATGTCCAAGCTCCTCTGAAAGTTCTATCTGAAGGTACATCACTATCCTCTACTATTTCAAACTTAGCACCTTCTGGTACATCTTTAGCAGCAAGTTCTTCAATAGTGTGATCTTGTAGGTACTCAGGTGAAGGGATAAGAACTGCTACACCACCTTCTTCTGTTTCATATATTATTCTCATAATTGTCCTTTATCTAAAGATAGCTATACACGCAATTACTGGATCGCCTGTGGCGGGTGTTGCGGTGTACCCATTACGGGTAAATATACGGGCTGCGGTAGTGCTATATGTTCCGTCTAAATATACTGATGATCCGTATGTTAAATCGACACACATACCAATAGTTGAATAATTAACATCAGGCATGGCAGTTGTGAAGTTAATAGTATAGTCACCAGTACCATTATCAGTAATACTACTAACATTTCCACTAGCTCTTATAGCCACTGTACCCGTACCATTGAAGTTAACCCAAGCTCTACATCCATAAGCTGTAGCAGTAGAGCCGTATCCTGAGTTGAACTTCAAGTCACCTGCGGAAGTAACCCGCATCTTCTCAGATATTGCTGCCGAATCTACAGATGTAGTTGTACTAAATACTAAATCAGCAGGAGCAGCCGAACTAGCAGTTCTATCACACCCTATACTTGCCATTATTCCTGCGTTGTTTTCATTCTTCCAGTCAATTTTAAATGCCTGAATACCAGTAGCAGAGACAGGTGATTGAGCTTCTAGCGTTCCATTGTTCAATAGTCTCATACGTTCTTTACTCGTTCCACTAGTGGTTGTATTAAAGGCTAACTTGCCCTCACCACTAGATACCTCACTACCTGTAACCTCAGCTACTACAGCCGTTACAGCTGAACCAAACTTTAGGCTATCTGCTCCGTTATTAGGTGTTGTAATTTTAATAGTCATATTATGCTATCCTTGTAATTTCTAGTTCTGCGTAAACTTCTGGTCCTGCAGTTGTTACACCCGTTGCAGTTCCAAGCCCACTAGTTGTCGCATAAATTATATGGTGTCTTAATTCAAAGACTGTAGTTCCAGTAGTAGAAATAACACCATTCACAAAGGAAGCACACGTATCATAGCTGGAAGAATAAGCGTGTTCACTTGAACCTGCTATAACCCTCCTTGAGTTGGTAACATCATATACATAGGCTTTATGATTGTTTCCATGATAACAACCCGCCCACCCTTTCATGCGATATGTTCCTGCGCTTAGTGTTATTTGCTTTGAAGATAAACTAGCTCCTACAAGATTACTGAACTGAACAATGTTTAAGTCTCTTATATTAACTCCTGCAACCGCATCACCACCACCCGTAACCATTGGCTCTTGTTGTTGTACTATCATTAGCTGTGGACCTTGACCAATTAGGTTGGCTTTAGTAATTATAGGATAACGAATAATTACTATACCTGAACCACCAGCACCAGCGCGCGTTGTTGTAGGATAACCTGCACCACCACCGCCACCGCCAGTATTAACTGTTCCAGAATTAACAGCAGTAGATGCGCCCGTACCTGTTCCTCCACCACCTGCTCCACCTGCGCCACCAATAGCCGTTGAACCTCCATTCCCTCCACCACCGCCACCTGCGTAAGTAATCGCTGTACCAGAGAAGCTATTAGCTGTTCCTGCCCCGCCAGTGCCTCCTGCACCAGCAGTACCAGTGCCTCCTGCTGCACTAGCACCACCGCCACCACCCCCTCCTTGAGATGAAGCTACTGTACCCGCACCACCAGAATTTCCTTGACCAACCGTACCAGAGGCAGTAGTAGCCGTTGTAGCCCCGCCGCCAGACCCGCCCGCACCACCATCCACAGCACTAGTACCATGCGACCCATAACCGCCACCAACAGATGTAATAGTAGAGAAAACAGAATTAGTGCCTTGTGAACCTGAGACTGCTACACCATTACCACCTGCACCGCCCGCGCCAACAGTAACTGTAAGTCCTGTGGCTGCTACAGCAAAGTTAGTAGCTGTTCTAAAACCACCAGCACCACCGCCTGCTCCGCAATATCCCCCACCGCCACCTCCACCTGCAACTACTAAGTAGTCAACAGTACCTGCTATATTAGGAGTGAAAGTGCCTGAGTTTAAAAACGTATGTATAGTGTATGTTCCGTCTGTGGTAATAACTCCGCCTACTGCTGATTGACCCTCACTTAGTAAGTTCCATTGAGTGCCATTATATACTTCCAAGGCATTAAGGGTAGTATTAAAACCACGCTGTCCAACCGCAGGACTAGAAGGTCTACCCCCTGTTGTCCATGTAGCTCCGACAATACCTGTTGATCCATCTATTATAACTGTCATCTCATACCCCTTAAAGTATTACCCATCGTGAGCCAGTAGGTATAGTAACTGTAACTCCAGTATTAACTGTTATTGGTCCAACACTAGATGCGTTACTATTAGTAGCCAAAGTATAATCAGCAGCTACTGCATTAATATTAGTAGTAAAACCTTCGTCAGCAGCACTACCTCCTATTGCTCCCCAAGCAGAACCATCATAGCCCTCGAAAGAAGTATCAGTTGTGTTATACCGTAGCATACCTGTAGCTGGTGTAGGCTGTTGAGCCGTAGTCCCAACTGGTAGTTTAATTGCTCCAGTAACTGCTGTACCTACAAAACCACTAGAGGCTATTGAGGTTGCTGCAGCTACTCCTAATATTGGGGTAACTAGAGTAGGGCTTGTCGCAAAGACAGCAATCCCAGAACCAGTTTCATCAGTTAGTGCAGCCTTTAATTGGGCTGAGGAAAATGAGCCTAATATAGTTGCATTACCTGTACTAGTTATATGCCCAGTTAAATTAGCGTTAGTAGTTACTGTAGCTGCATTACCACTTATATTTGTTTGATCGCCTGTGTTAGTACCTGATAGATTATCAACAACAGTAGTGGTTATAGAGCCACCTGTTATACTTACTGCGTTAGAATTCTGAGCAGCCATAGTACCTACTGCTGAGTCTAATACATACTGTGCGTGTGGGTCAGATAAAGCTACATGATCTGCAAAGATCTGAGCAATAGTCTTCAAGGAGGTCTTAATAGCCTTACCACTAGTACCATCAAAGAGTACTATATTAGCATCTACTGCACTGGATGGGCCTACTACATCCCCTAGACCAGACTCTGAACTCCATATAAGACCTAGAGCTTCTGAAGAATCAGCCCTCAAGAACAGTCCATTAGCACCAGCTGGTAAACGTGAAGCTTGCCCTGCTAGTATGCCAGTAGCAACAGCTAAGTCACCCTTCGTTATGAACCAGTCATCTCCACCTAGGACTTTCTGTATTTCTAGGGCTAGCTCTGTTAAGCCCATTCTATCCCCGTTGTATAGTACTACTTCAGGAGAGTCTTTACTACTATTAATTATAGCCATGTTATTGTGCCTTTGCTGAGATACCGTCTTCCATGTCATTTCTCATGGTTAGGTATAGACTAGTTCCTGAAGCTTGGTACCCACTAGCTGCGGTAGTATCTCCTATTGATAGAAAAACTTTAGCTATCGCTAGATCTACTATTGCATAAGGGTACATCGTTAGCATCCAGTGTGTTGGTGAGGCATCTGTTAGTTTAGAAGGGAATACATAGTAACCTATTTCGAATGAAGGTGTTACTTTATCTAGTACCCAGTTTATGTTAGTACCAGCTAGGTAAAAGATGTTCTTTCGTACAACCCCATTGGTTATTATTTTATCAACAGGTAAGTCTTCCAGTAGATCTACAATAGAAGTAGCTCTTATATACTTTAACTTCCTTAAATTAGGAAAGGTAGTCTTACTTATAGTACCTTCGTACAAGGTTGGTTGGGCATTAATATGAGTAGCCTCTACCAAATCCTCAACAAAGTTAGCTCTGTATGTTAACAGGTTTAGAATACTATTTACAGCGTTCTCCGCTGCTACCTGCTTATCAGGTCTGCCTGTTATCTCCAGAATCTCCGATACAGCTTCAGTGAAGTTCATGTGTTTCTCCTAGCAAGTTATCTTATCCCCTCTATATAGGGTTAGTAAGAGAGGATAAGATAGCCCCATCCACTAGAGTCGATATGACAAATAGGGATGGATAGCTAAATGACTATGTAGTTACTATAGCCTACTTAATTCCAGGGACGGAATATTAAACTACTTAGGTTAAGCTCCAGCTGTTAAGCCTTCTATGATACCACAAGCTGCTGGGTTAACTAGTTCTACAGCACACTCAGTAGTAAGTGAACCACCTACTCCATCAGTACCTAGCTCTACCATCTTGCCAGATTCGCCATATTCCTCAGCTTTAGTATCTCTACCTTCCATGTAGGCTAGTTTAAGAGCTGGCATATCCATTACGATAGCTGTGCCAGAAGTACCTAAACCATTCAACAGTGGATGACTTACCAGAGTAATAGTACCTAAGTACATCTGGAACGTGGTGAACTTCATACCAAATACAGTCTGTTCATTGTTCAAGAACACCTGACCTGATAAACGCCCTATTTGGTTAAATACCTTAAGTGCAGTATTATCCATGAACGCAACACGTTGAGTAGGATTACCAATGTCCGTACTATACTGGAACAGAGGAGTCATTGCTGTCTCTAGCTGAGCCATAGTAGTAGTACCGCCTGCTGTGGTAATATTAGATGGGGCATACTGAGCAATAGCATCACGTACACCTTGAGTACTATGTAGTGGCTGTGTGCCAGTAGTATCCATCTTACCCTGTCCCCATATGATAGCAGACTCAACATCCGTACTATGGAACATAGCATTGTCTCTACGGTTCTCAGCAATATTAGAGAAGCCTAGTTCTGAGACAGAAGCTCTAGCAGTATCTGTTAAGCCCCATGCGTTACGGAAGATCTGTGTGAAGGTGCTGATATATACAGTACTCAACCCACGTGCGGTAGGACGTACAGAACCTTCTTCGAAAGCCGTACCTACTTGAACCAATACATCTCCTACTGCTCCGGCTGCTGCTGCTACACGACCAAAAGCTCGGGTCACTGTAATAGTGTTAGTACCGGTATTAATAGCAGTAACGCGTAGGTTCTCACGAGTCCTAAGATTATGCAATACCATGTTAACAGTCATACCTACAACACTAGGTACTACAATAGCTGTAGCTCCTGATGTGTGGGTGGCTGCTAGGGTTTGTTTAACGAAAGCCATTGTTTTGCTGAAATAGCCATGAGTAGACTGTTTAGCCTTACTACGACCACTCTGAGATGAGAGTGCAAACATAGGCGCAGAACCTGATGGGAACAAGCGGAGAATAGATGCTGCAAAGCTCCGCATATTCAGTTCAGGTGGATTATCCGTGGTATTAAAGATACCATTTAATAGTGCCATTGTGATTCCTTATAAAAAGTTTAAGTGGGTACTCTATTTAAGATACGAAGACCAGTCCATTTCTAGTTGCTGTCCTTTTGTATCTTGTCCAGGTTTTGCTACAGCTGGATTAAGAGCAGAAGCTACTTCTCTAATGTAAGCCTGTGCAGCTTCTGCAACTTCTGTGTTAGAGGCTTCAGGATGCTGCGCAGAGTACTCGGTAGCTACTCTATTTAATTCAGCTTTTACTACGGGATGGTTATAGTTTGGCGCTGATGATAGTGCGTTGTCTATGTGCCCTTTATTAACTGCACTCTTAATACGACTTTCATCAAAGGTTGATCGTTGATCTAGATGTACTCCAGTCAACTTAGCTTGGTGTGTTAGTGCGGCTTTGTACCCACTCTTTCCTACGTGATCCATCATGGAGATTAGTGCTTCTGTATCTCCAGCTTTAGCTTTGGTTAGTGTCTCAGGATCTAATCCCGACATAAAGTCCATGCCCCCTGCTACATCATTTAGTATATTAGGGTCAATAGTAAAATCTGGTGCGCCTTCTGATTTGCTCTTACCTGCATTTTCTAACATTTTGCTATATACGTCAAGTGGATTCGGCTGATTTCCTGAAGACCCTGGTATCTTATCTTTATTGTCTATAGCATCTGGAACAGCTGAGATCCCTGTGTCCTCATTAGCTTTAGCATTGGAGTTAGCACTAGCAGTAGCACTAGCATCTCTGGCTGCTATTTCTGCAGCAGGTTTGAAAAAGTCTGAAAATGTATTGCTCATGTTATATTACTCCTGTTTTGTATCATCAATTGATAGTAGGGTATTGAGTACTTCTAATCTACCCTGGGCTTTTAGATGCGACTTTACAATCTCATCATTCGGTACACCTAGCATAGGGAGTGAAGCTATCTCAACAATAGTCTCACTAGCTAGATTCTTTAAGTAACTCTTAGTAACAGCATGACCTATCAATCTGGCTACTTCCAATGTCTCAGCCTCGTTAAAGTCCCTGTAGGTTATGATCTTATCTAACATATCAATCCTTATTGAGTTGGTGGTTGTTCACCTTCTGGAGGGGGTTGCTCTCCTTCTGGTGCTTGCTCCTGAGGTGGAGCTATTGCTGGCTGCGGGGGTAGGTATTGTTCCAACCCTTTAATACCCTGCAGCTGTGCTAGGTGAGCTATCATCTTAGGTACCATCGGCCCGTATAACTGTATAAGAGCATCTGATTGTAGGATGAGTTGCATTAAGGCTGTTATAGCTTCTGTTGATGCTAGCTTACTCTTAGGAGTAAATCCATCAGCTATTCTAAAGGCTAGTACTTTTTCTCTCAACTTAGCTATATCAACTACTCGGACAGACGCATCCCTCTGGGAAACAACTGTAGCATTCTCCCCATGCTGGAATAGGTTATGCTTTAGGATAGCTTTGAAAGGAATGAATACCTGATACTCCAGTATTAGAGCAGGCATACGTAGTATATTTTCTGAATTGCTCTGAGTTGTAACGAACTCTGTTACACTCTTATTACCCTTCTGATGCTGACCTCTATTAGCTGGAGTTAATCCTGCCATATCCTTAGAGAACCCTGCTATTAATAGAGCATCTTGTAAGGTAGATTCAGTACCCCTAGCATCAAATGGTATCTGGTGATAAGCATCTGCTAGTGTTCTAGACCCTAAGGAGTTAACCTTAACTGGGATCTTAGAAGCAGGCACAGGAGCATTAACATCAGCTGAGCTTATAATAGAAGAATCGTATAAAGCACGATCTGATACAGCCCTTCTATGAGAGTTGAACTTAATGTTAATTAGTGTCTTAGCAGCTTCTTGGAAAGGTATAGCACCTTCTGCTACAGACTGTGTTTGGAAACCCATACCATCTTCTAGTGGTTGACCAAAGAGCATAGGGAATACATCAAAGGCTGATATGATTCTACGAGCTTCTACTAGTACATTATTGACCCTAGTGAACTTCCATATCTGTACTGTGTTAGGCTGAGGAGTAGTCATCACGAAGTCAGAGGGTATTATGCGAGCATATATAGTAACCCATTCATAATTAGCTACACCACTAACAGCCTTCTTAGTAGAACCAGTTTTGTCTGAGAGATAGTCAAACCAATCCATACCATCTAAAGGCTTTCTAGCATTTATATAATCTGATATCTGAGGAGCTGATACAAAGTTATTATATCCTTCTCCTGATACGTTAGAGGGGTTAGAGTCTAGAGCTTCCTTAATGTTAAAGGCTTCGTTATCTAATCCCATTCTAGTTAAGCGTCTCTTTACCTTAGTTCTGGATAAGAGTTCTACATAGCCAGCATAATCTCCTTCTGCTGCCATATCACCTGGGTTTACGTTATGATCCCATATAACATTGTATGGATCAAGACGCTTACACTTAGTATATTTGTTTGCTTTCTTTTCTAGCTTAGGTTTACCAGCTGGGTCTAACACCTCATCTGCTCTGGTATACTGATCTATACTAGTCCAAGGTACTTCAATACAAGAGAAGTTATACTTAACTCCATCTTTTAAGAATAAGAGTAGCTGTCTTACATAGCCACCTATGTGTGCATGATCATCTAGAATAGACTCTAAATCCTCTGCTTCCTTTATGTTACTAGGATTTGATACTACAGGGAACAAGGGGACACCCGATAGGAACACATCTGCTAGGTAAGCTACCATAGAATCAACTTGAGACACTACAACAGGAGGGGTAGTAGGAGCCATATTAATAGCACCAACAGTAGTAGTAGCTGCATCGACTCCGCCAGCATTTGTCTGTACTACACCATCTATGTCCGTCTTAAGGGTCTGGTATCTAGCATACGCGATATCAATAGCTACCATCTTGTCATGGTAATTGTTAAATTTCTTATGTTCTGTTAGTGCTGCTTCTAACCAGTTCTTTATCCTCTTCTGGGATAGTAAACTAGGTATTAGTACCACGCCTGCTTTGTTTTCATTAGCCATTATGATTCCTATTAAAAGGGTGAATTATTACTTATTACCTTCGCGGTACTATCTATTACCTTAGCTATTCTTTTATTATTAGTTATTAGCCCCCAGTATTCATTACGTACATCTAAGCCATAGGCATCACAATCCATTATATCATCCTTGTTGCCTTTAGGTTTGCCTATCTTATACTTAGTAGCCTGCCATACGAACTCGCTTCTAGCAACTGTTTCCATCTGATAGTAGGTTTCCTTATAAAGCTCTGCTATAAAGAGCCTCATTCTAGATTCCTTACTCCTGCCATGATGAGAGACAGCTACTATTTCTACTCCATCTATGTTCCACTCCTTCATAAAGTGGTTACACCAGAACATAAGAGACTGTTGATACCCTGTATCCTCAATAGCTATTAGGCTAGCACCATGCTCTAGTGCCATCTTAAATGCTTCCTGTACTATCTCAGAAGGGTCAAGTATTCCTCTCTTGCGCCCTGCTATATACCCTTTACCTTCGAATATATAGTGTAAGGATATAACATTATCATCACTATTCTTCCTAAACCCTGCAGGATCTATTGTTAAGAACACTCCATCAGGATCTTCTATAGTCTCATAAGGACACGTTGGAAGAGGGCTTGGGAGTAGGCTAGTAGCCACAGAGTTAGGATCATTCATAACTTCTGCAAACCATACATGAGCTAGTCCCAGTGCCTCATCATGCTCAAAGGATTCCATTAAGTCTTCTATTGAGAATAGGTCAGGCCATAGAGGTCTACTGTCTTCTTTAATAGCACCTGTTATCATACTAAGCCATTGCTTGTTCTTCTTCAACTGGAATAGAACACATTCAGATGAATACATATTACCTAGGTATACTATAAGACGATCCCCCATAGGAGCTATCGCTTTGAATATAGTACCCACTAGAGTCTTTAGTAGCTTGGTTCTATCCGAGACTGACTCATCATTCTCTGCTGTCTGAGCATCATCTAAGAAGATCATATCAGGGCGTTGGTTAGTAATATTAAGACCACGAATACCAGCTGACCAACCTCTAGCTACTAACACTACGCTTCTACCATGAAAAGCACACTTCTTAGTGTCAGCATTATCTATTATAAGTCCGCCTTTCCAGTCCCCATAGACTGCTGTAATATTAGGTGAGGATAGTATATCATCTATATCCGCTAGAATTAACTCTGCCAGCCCTATATTCGCTGCTACTATCAATGGGAAACTAATCCTATCGTATACTATAAGCCACACTATTAGGATCTTAGTGAAGGTAGTTTTAGCATGACCTCGTGGGAGACCTAGAGCTAGTCGTAGTATCTTCCCTATTTGTTCTGGGGTTCTGTCCTTTATTAGATTCCAGATAGCTATGTAGAAATCAGGTAAAGGAGCAGTACACACATCTGGCATACATAAGCCAGCAAAGAAGTTACCATCTACGTATCCTCTTTCATAACTAACAGATGCTGGTATAGATACAGCTTGGCTAGAAGTAGATTCCTTTATCTCTGCCCCTAGGTCTACACTCTCTACTAGATCAGACACTGGTTATTCTACCATCTCAGGTGGCTTTCCTACTTGTATTGTCTTACCTGTTTCAGGGTCTAAGGTCATGTATTCTTCTTTGAACAGTATATTCCTAGGGTTGAATTGGGTTCTATCATATCTATTAAGTAGAGGATCTCCTGCACCATATAGTCCAACGTGTCCTGGCTTGGCTAGTGCTTCCCACATCTTCTGCACATGTCTAGCTTGTATCTCGCCTGCAGTAAAGTGGTACATTAGATTCTCTATAGTTATAGTTCCTTCGTCTAACTGATCTTTGAACGCACCTTGTTCTATATTCCTCTTTACTACTAGCTGTCCTGGAGTTAGTTGCTCGTACTTTATCCTTCTCTTCCACTCTTCTGGACTAGTTCCACCAGGCATACTAAAGTTCTTTTGTACTGCATGTTGTATCTCATGCAGTAATGTACTCTTAGCTTTGATGCGGTTATCACTATCTTCTACTTGATCTGCAAGTCGTAACCTTATATCACCTTTATAGAAACTATCATCAGGGTCGAATACCCTATTGAATACTGTTATTCTATTCTCCTCTGGTGAGAACATACCTCCTACTTTAGAGTCTCCGTATCTAACAGACTGTCTTTCGAATTGTCCTCTATTAACATTCTGGACAACTAGTTCAATCTCTTTTAACTTAGTAGATAACTTAGGGCTGAGTGAGAATAGGTCAGGGTGTATCATGCTATCACCTAAGGAAGATACACTTTTCTTCCCTAATCCTCTATCTACTACATCAGCTGCCTTGCCTTTAAGTGCCATCTTTGTATCAGGAACAAAGAAAGAAGGAGGAGCATTGCCTAACCCAGGTATCATACTAAGGGGTAGTAGAGCCTCATTCTTTGTAGCACCCCTTTCGAGTAACTCCTTGAACTTAGCTAGTCTAGCAGGCTGTGCTGCATATAATGTGCCCATAGCTAGAGCTCCCTTCTTTACTATACCTCCAGGGAGTAGCATGCTTAAAGCAGAACCAGTATCCATCTCTGGTGTATTGTATTCGGGTTGCCCAGTTAGCTTTCTTAGATTCCTACCACCTAGTATTACTTCATCAGGAACATCAATATCCATCTTTTTAAGGACAGCATTATGTGCGTCAGGTATAAGACCTACTGTATCAGTAATATCCGCAGCTATCCCTTTGCCAGCTCCAACAACAGCGTCACCTAGCATTGATAGTATATCTGGGTCAGAGGGGTTAGCTCCGAATCTGCTCTCTTTAGCCATTATACCCCCATTGATATTAGATTGCTAATAGCTTCGGTAGTCGGAATAGCTTCCGTAGGGCTTCCGCTTTCTTTAATAGCTTTTGATCCATGTCCTTCTCCTCTCAGTCTCTTAAATAACTCAGATACACTCTTAGAAGGCATAGGGGCTATACTATCTGTACCGATAGCTACTACTTCTTGCTCGCCATTTATGTGTACTTCCGGTTGTTGCAGAGTGCTAATAGTATGTGCAGGTAAATTGATAACAACGTTAACCTGCCCTGTTGCTGCTTCACCATGTACAGTAGTCTTACTTAGTCCTCGTCTAATTTGTAGGTTTCTTTCTGATATAACTCTTAGAGCAGCTACAGCGTCTCGTAATTCTGCACCATCAGCCTGAGCTATTACAGATTTAACAAGAGCGTGTTCCGCACTTACATACCTAGCGTCAATAGCTATGTCCTCAGAGTCTTCTTTCTCTGCCTTAGTCTGGTAATCTGCTAGTAGGAGCTTAAATGGCTCGTCATTCTTAATCACTTGGCAGATAGCAGCAGGAGACACACCTATTATGGTTGCCACTTCCAACTGATTCAAGCCATTCGCTAAAAGTGCTGCTACTCTATGCTTGTTCATATTTTTGTTCTTCTCGTAAAGAGGGTATGTATCTATTATACATGGGCAAGAGGACTGAAGCTAATGTTATTTTTGAATTTTAGCCTTGCCAAGCAGAGCTAGTATACTACTAATAGTAGGTTAACAAAAATACTAGAAAAATTTAGGAATTTCTGAGATAGTCCAATTGATATGACCGGGCTCTAGGGTTCAAAAAAGGTGACTACCCCTCTTGTCATCTCCTCTGTACTCTCACAGCAGCAGCACACCACCACTATACCCTGTGTACTACATTAGGTAGGGTTGGGTTAGTCCTTGACCTTGCTTGGTTTGTTCCTAGCGTAGTCCTTCACTCGATAGGCTCTTGACCTAGTCGTAGCACTTAACTCGATAGTCTCTTGACCTTGACTTAGTCCTTATCGTGCTCTTTACTGGACAACTTTCCCCTGTGAGCATAGCGAACGCTTAGGGGAAAAATTTTTTAGCCTCTATGAGAGCTACTAGACTAGCGTGGCCTGGTCTACTGGGGTTGATAGTAGACCAAGCACGATAGTATCTAATTGTTAAAAGGTTGTACTTATCAGGAAAAAGGGAGTATAATTATTGCATGGGGCGGTGTTCGTCTCATATAAACTTTATAGGGTTTTCTAACATACTATGAATAAATATACAATGATTGTTAATACTAAAGTTGCAGGTAAGTACGAGAAGGTTGGAACAGTTGAAATCTTCTATCCTTTACTATCTGATCTAGGCTTTGCAGTAGATCCTAAGTCTTTAGATGATGATTCTGGGCTACCTACTTACAATAACGAAGCTGAACAGTTCGCTTTTGATAGCGTATTTAATGCAGTTAAAGCTGACGCTAGAAACAAGCTAGTATCTAAGACCGCAGACTTAAAAGACGGTGCTAAGATTAGTACAACACTGGCTGAGTTGACTGCTCCTGCTGAACGTGATGGCTCTGCTCTAGTTAATATCCGCGAGATGCTAGTTGCATTTAAGGCTTATCTTACTACTACTGATAAAGCCAGCAATGTTCAAGCTGCTATCTTAACTTTGGCTAGTCGCAAGCAAAACCTAGCAATGCAGCCTACGGCTAACAAAGGTAAGTTCCTAGTTCATCTTGAAAAC